CAGCACAGGATTGTATGGCAGGTACTATCAATAACTCTTTGATTGCTATCATTCTGCCTGAAGATTCTGTTCCTCCAATATATCAAGAAATTGTAAAAGCAACATACAAAGATCAACCTCATGCAATTCCTTGGGAGAAAGAAGCATACTGGGCAGGTAAAACTGAAGGTATGACTGCTAAGGCACTTGAGTCTTGTGCTCGTGGAACTATGTGGACTGACTATGAACCAACACCATTGACACGTAAATACTTGGTTGAAAAAGGTTATCTCTCTAAATAGAGTTGCCTTACCAATTAAATATGCCAGAAGAAGTCAAAAAACCTGACGAGAAGAAGAAAGGTCTATTAGGTAAAATTAAAGAGGCAGCAGATGACAAAGAAGAACAGCTTGCTATTCTGTCTACTTTTGTTCGACTTGGCATTCTTGTCTGGTCTGGGGGAATACTCACGTTGGCGTACATCAAACTTCCACCTGCACTCGGTATACCTGAACAAAAACTAGATCCAACTTTTATCGCAAGTGTCTTTACTGGGGTGCTTGCGACTTTTGGTGTTCAGGCAGCAAAGAAGGCAGGTGAAAGTGGTGGCGGATCTGCTATCACTAAGGACCAGATGGAGAAACTGATTGAGAAAGCAGCACAAACTGCACCACATCAGACTCTCCGTATCGAGCAAGCACCTGTAGTTCTTAAAGTTGACAAGGCAGAAGAACCTTACAAAATGTAAGTTATGATTAACAAACGATCTCCATTTAAGTGGGCGGCACTGACAGTAGGAACACTGTTCGGTGTCGCTCATATTGGTTTATTGGGACATCTTATTGGTAGGGATAAACTTCCTATTATAAATTTACCTGTGGGTGACTATACCTCATATAGTGTAGAAGCAGGTAAAGACGGATACAGTATAGAATATAGTTCTAATGATCCCAAGGTCATGGGAGTTAGGAGAAATATTAATAAGAACAATGGGTTGTTTGGTATTGGTGGTAACTCAGTAATTGTAACTGAAGAAGAATATACAATGGATGGGGTAAGGCATCTAGGAGGTGCTGAGGGAAAGTTGACTGCTCAAAACCTGGCATGCATCAAAGCGGAGGGCGCTGGAGAATCAACCGGAAGAATGGTAGGTGCTAGTGTTGCATCAGGCATTGCTCCTATCTTCACGGGTATCCCATATGTTGGTTGGTTGATATCTGGTTGGGCAGTAATGTTAGGTCAAGATACTGGCGCAGATGTAGGTGCGGAAATCGCCACAATGCAACTAGATTGTGAAGGAGAATAATATAGATATATTTGAACCCAATTATATAATATATGAATTTATTACTGAGACCTCTGGAGAATGTTAGTGATCCTGTTTGGAGTGTTATTATTTCATTACTTATATTACTTGGCGGAGTTGGGGGATATATCTTCTATATAATGAAAATTGCATTTAGCGAATTGGATGATGGGTCCAATACGATGGGGGAACAAAAGATATGAATCTCGAAGCATTGTGAGAGATTCGTAGAGCACACGGAACATTGGTAGACTAATTATGAGAAGAGAAATGTTAGACGCTCTCAAGGCACTGTCTGTTGGGAGTATTAAAAAAGCAAAAATGAATATTGAGATATACCTTACAAATCCTGTAGGTATTGGTGAGCATCCTGACGTTCTTGGTGCAATTCAAGATCAGATTGATGTAATTGCAAAAGAAGAAGAACGTATCGAAGTAATCGAAAAGTATTTGGAGGATTAAAATGAAAGTATTATTTGCATTTTTTGCTACACTATTTCTTGCTGCTCCAGCATGGGCAGTAGATATCACAATGGGTTCAGGTGGAAACTTGATTTTTGATCCATCTGATGTTACAATTGACGCAGGCGAAACTATACATTTTATAAATGGTATGTTGCCTCCTCACAATATTATTGTTGAGGGTCGTGCTGATCTCTCACGAGAATCACTTATGTTTTCTCCAGGAGAATCACAAGACATCACTTTTGCGGATGCAGGAGACTATGAGTTTTTCTGTGGTCCACACCAAGGTGCTGGTATGACCGGTACAATTCACGTAAATTAAAAGAACAATGGCAACTTATAACGTAACAGTTCGTTCCTCTGATGGAACTGAGAATGTAGTCTCTTGTGACGACGATGTTTATATCCTAGATGCAGCAGATGAAGCAGGTTTAGAACTTCCATACTCCTGTCGTGCTGGCGCATGTTCTACTTGTGCTGGTAAAGTGTTGGAAGGAACGGTAAATCAGGAAGATCAATCTTTCCTTGACGATGATCAACTTGAAGCAGGATTCGCACTTCTTTGTGTGTCATATCCTACTAGTGATTGCGTTATTCAGGCAGAAGTGGAGGAAGAACTCTATTAAAGTGATATATACTTCTAGTTAAGAACTAGTCATGCAAAAAGTAATTAATGTATTAGCTATCACGTCTTTTTCTGTGTCTGCTGCCATCGTTGGCGCAGGCACTTTTGTTTATCTCAATAAAGATTCCATTGTTGAGAATATCAAATCTCAAGTTGCTGCTGCAGCTGCAGAAGCAATTACTGGTGCTCTTCCCGGAATGATGGATGCAGCAATGCCAGAATTACCTGATGCTACTGGTGGTGTTATTCCTACCATGCCAACTACAACTAACAGTGTTATTCCTGGACTATGAATTTTGAATTAACAATGGAGGATTATGCAATTATTCTCAATGCACTACACTACTATAAGAAAGTGGAGAAGAGAGGTAACTTTAAACAATATAATGAAGAACGTGTAAATAAGTTGAGAGATAAGATGGCATATCAATTAATTCCTTCTAGAGGCAGTAATATATTATGATTATCGACTGATGGATATACCTTTGATTACTGGAATGGATATCGATATTAATAATATTGGTATCAATGATATTCAAACATATCAATATACAACACCAGTAGTTCCTACAGCACCACCAGTAGTTGTAAATATTGGTGTGCCTGTGGTTAACATTCCAGGATGTGTTGAGGCGACTGAAACTAATAGTGCTAAAAATAATCAACTAAGAGAGGACGATCCCAATGGTGTGGTTACGTATTGCGATTCTGGTTATCCCAGTTTTAATCCTATTTCTTATGAACCAAACCAGATGATACTGACTGGTCCACCAAAAGTGGATACTAGATCTCCTGACAAACCAACACCACCTGAAGTTAAACCACCACAAACAAAACAACCTGTTGTTAGTGCTGTAGTAGAATGTCCTACTAAAGTACAACAGGCACAAGAACCTGTAGGGACATTAGTAGAAGGATTTAGAAAGAAAGTTACTGGTTATGAACTCATTGATAAAACATGTGTTCAAATAACAGAACCAGTATCACTTCCTACACAAATTCTTGCTGGTCTACCTAGTGGTGGTCAAGTTGTGCAAGTGGGTGGTATTGCTGTTATCGCTACAACTTCTGCACTATTAGCAAAACCGCTGGCAGACATACTACTAAGAGCAGTCAAACCAACGGTTAAGAAAGTTATTAAAAAGATTTCTACACTAAGAGGAAAGAAACCTCCTATCTTGTCGTCAGGGGAGCGCCGAGCAGAGCAGCGTCAGATGAATCATGCAGTGAAGGCATTACGTTCTGTCTTCCCGAGGAAGAAGAAGAAACGCTAGGAATCTCATGGTAGTGTGGATGATTATGTCCTGGTGGATTGTTTACCAATACATCAGCACACACAGAATAGTAAGGACTCTTAGGATGGAATTGAATTCCTTTTAACTTCAACTCCCCACAATTTTTAAGTCTGGCTATCTCAAAGTCCAATCTTTTATTGGCAACAATTTGACTGTTCAATTCAATCTGTGTAGTTGCTGCTTTCTTACACAGGTCTTGTAAGTTTTTATCCGTAGGTGTGCTCCATGTCATAGAGAACCCTACACCTAAACTATAGTTATCTTTCTGTCCTGTTCTAGTTCTTTTAAAGAAACTTACATCACCAGGATTATCTAAGATACCATCTCCAGTTGGATTCCCGTCAGAATCGAAGGCACCAAAATTATCGGTGACATCATATACTGGGTCATTATAATAACCTTGAAAAGGTTTAGCAGCAGAAACACTTCCTGTTACATACGGAGTGAAATTGCGAGTGGGACCTTGGCATTGTATACCTCCACCGTAGGTGTTCGTAATGTAAGGTCCCTGAAGGACCTGAATAGCTTGGTTTGTAACACTACCTGAGGAATTAGCAACAGGATTAGCAGTAGCAGACACACCACCAACGGTTTCAGCATAAGAAGGATTAGCGAATAATAAAGTTACTGCGAGAAGTGATTTAGAATATCTATTGTGTATAAATAGTTTTAGTAAAGACATAATGTTATCACAATAATGAAAGTAGTAGATTTGTCGGGACAAACATTTGGTGCTCTTCTTGTTATTCGTAAGGATGAAGAGGCAACCAAGAAAAATAAGAGAGGAACTTACTGGTGTAAGTGTTCCGAGTGTAATAATGAAAAACTTATTAGTTCTGATATATTTAGAGGTAGGAAACCAGTAGTAAGTTGTGGGTGTAGAAAGTCAGCAGGTTACACACATCCCAGAGCTAATCCTACTAAAAAGAATGAAACACGACTGCTAAACTATGCTCGTCGTAATGCCAGAAGAAGAGGTGAAGAATGTAGTTTGGTTCTGGATGATATTGTAATCCCAGAGTTTTGTCCTGTGCTTGGTATTAAATTACAACCAGGATCAGACACTCATCAAGATTGTTCTCCTTCTGTTGATAGGATTGATAGCACCAAAGGTTATACAAAAGATAATGTTTGGATCATTTCTGCTCGTGCTAATCGTATAAAGAATAATGCCACCATAGAGGAAATTGGAATGCTCTATGAGGCACTGAAATCACTGACTAAAAATTGAGGTTGTTTCAGTTATGCTTGTAACCTCGGTTTCTCTTTGGATAATCGTTTGGTTGCTTAAACCAGGTCCTCGATAAGTTTCTGTGAACTGAAACGCTGCTCCTGGTACTGTTTGTGTGAATTGCGGTTTGCTTGTTACTCCAGTCCATGATGAAGTCACTCCATTAATAGTTACATTTGTAGCACCTGTTCCTGGTGAAAGGTTTCCAGATGCTGTGACACCAGAACCAGTAGCAGAATACTGATACCCAGTGTTATAATCCATGCTATTTATTGTCTCAGTTATCTTCTGAGTTGTTTCCGTTCTGCTCGTCATTGATCCCTGTGTGAAGTTTGGGACCACGGGGACCGACAGGGCAGGAGCAAGTGTGACACTTACACCCACCGCACTTAGGACAGACCAACGAATCATAGTATTCATTGCGTTCCTCCTCAGTCGATAACAGTAATCTCAGAAACGAATTGTCCAGTTGCAGTAGTACCAGCACCACCAGCCGTCACCGTTAGAGCACCTGTAGTCGCTACAGTACCAGCCAAAGATCCAGCAACACCAGCAGTGTAAGAAGTTACATTACTGAAGTTAGGGACATCTCCTACAGTAGGAGCAGCACTTGGGATATCATCACCTTGAGTAAACGAGGTGCTATATGTGAAAGCATTACCATCAGTTGCCTGAGTTGCTGAGATAGTTCCAGGAGAATAGATGCCACTAGTAATAGTGCCAGCAGAAACAGTTCCTGCTGTGGTGCCATCAGTAGTATTAATACCACTACCTGAAATACTATAAGAATTACCAACTCTTACAGCAGTTGATCTAGCAGATTCAACAGTTAGTTGAACACTAGAAGACATTTTTGATACAAGTCCGCCTGCATTTGCTGCTGGTGCGGTCATCAATAACATTATGAAAGGCAATAACCTTTTCATATTTTTTTTCCGAAGGAGGTATGTATATGTATTTAGAAAGATGTGATTTTTATTAGAGTTTTATGAGAAATATATGTTCCGCAAGATACCGTCACTCAGACTGCTTGACAAATTTTTATGTTTCCTATATAATATGTAAAGAAACATTACGGAGTGTAACATGACTGTAACAACTGAAGACGGTGGGCGCACAAACATGTATGCCACAGAACCTAGAATGTATATCTCTGAGACTGATGCAGAACGTTATGGTCTTGAGACATATGCAGAGAGAGCTGAGAAGTTGAATGGACGTACTGCTATGCTTGGATTTGTTGCTGCTGTTGTCTCTTATACTTTCAGTGGTAGCGTATTTTTCTTTGGTGTCTTCGGATTCTGATGATTGAATTTGTTTTTACCATGACAAGCATTGCATTTCTTGTCTTACTTTGCTTCTCTATTGAAAACTTATCTGAAACTTATTGATGGAAACTTCTATTGCTGAACTCCTTACTTATTATGTAATTGGTGGTGCCCTTATTATAGGACCGCCTGCAATCTTCCTGATTATTGCTATGATGGGAGCAATCCAAAATACGAAAGGACGTATGGTTGGATATAAAGACCACAAAACATATGGTGATAGTTCGATCTATGATCCTTCACCAAAGTTACCAAAAGACCAAACTCAATTTTATCTTAAACTAGGAGAAAACTCATGAACGAAAGAGCAGAACGTATTAACGGTTGGGCAGCAATGATTGGAGTCATTGCAGCAATCGGAGCATATGCAACCACAGGTCAATTGATTCCGGGCATATTTTGATGATGTTATTAGCAACCTTTATGTTGGGTGCTTTTATAATTCATTCAGTGCTTACAGAAGATGTTGATGACGATGACCATTTTGATGGTGGTATGTTGATACCAGCACAAAACCCAATCCAATAACAGACAAAAAAGACTTTACTCTATATACTGAGTAAGGTCTTTTTTTGTAATATGCCAAAGAATCAATTGAACAAAGATGAACTGATATGCCATGTTCTCAAACTCAAGCATGAGGTTGACGGAGAATCGAAATCGGTTTGGCAGAAAGAAAAGGATCTAGCACACAAGTATCTCAATCGAGTCTTGGATAGAATTCAAGAATATCGGTACTAGGGGGTTGACAGAGACCCAAAACAGTGGTATTATAAATAAGTCGAGAGGTTACGGAACCAACACATTTCTTAACCATTTGTAACACGCCTTACCAAGACTAAACAGCGTGTCTAAACAACAGTCTTTCATATCCCAGACTTAGGGTGTCTGGGAAATAGTAACTCCACCATTCCCTGATGGTCTTACTTTTTTGTTCAAAACAATGGCTTCAACTCTTTCTAGACAACAATCAACCTCTTCGTGGGAACAATTCTGCGAGTGGGTTACATCTACCAACAATCGTCTCTATGTCGGTTGGTTTGGTGTGCTGATGATCCCAACTCTGTTGGCGGCAACCATCTGTTTCATCGTTGCTTTTGTAGCAGCACCCCCCGTCGATATTGACGGCATCCGCGAACCAGTTGCTGGTTCACTCATGTACGGTAACAACATCATCTCTGGTGCTGTTGTCCCATCCTCCAACGCAATTGGTCTTCACTTCTATCCCATCTGGGAAGCAGCATCTCTTGATGAGTGGCTGTATAACGGTGGTCCTTTCCAACTCGTAGTCTTCCACTTCCTTATCGGCATCTATGCTTATATGGGACGTGAGTGGGAACTTTCTTACCGCTTAGGTATGCGTCCATGGATCTGTGTAGCATACTCTGCTCCAGTAGCAGCAGCATCTGCTGTATTCCTCGTCTATCCTTTCGGTCAAGGTTCATTCTCTGATGCGATGCCTTTGGGTATCAGTGGTACATTCAACTACATGCTTGTCTTCCAAGCAGAGCACAACATCCTGATGCACCCCTTCCACATGTTGGGAGTCGCTGGTGTCTTCGGTGGTTCATTGTTCTCAGCGATGCACGGTTCTTTGGTTACATCTTCACTCGTCCGTGAGACGACTGAAACTGAGTCACAGAACTATGGTTACAAGTTCGGACAAGAAGAAGAGACATACAACATTGTTGCCGCTCACGGTTACTTTGGTCGTTTGATCTTCCAATACGCTTCATTCAACAACTCACGCTCATTGCACTTCTTCCTTGCTGCATGGCCTGTTGTTGGTATCTGGTTCACCGCACTGGGCGTAAGCACCATGGCATTCAATTTGAATGGATTTAACTTCAACCAGTCTGTTATCGACGGACAGGGTAGAGTTCTTAACACTTGGGCAGACGTTCTTAACCGAGCAGGACTTGGTATGGAGGTGATGCACGAGAGAAACGCACACAACTTCCCACTTGATTTGGCAGCAGTAGAGTCCACACCTGTGGCCTTAATTGCACCCACAGTTGGTTGATATATCTGCTATAATTAATAGGAAGCAAGGGGGTCTTCGGATCCCCTCTTTTTTTACTTACAAATGTTAAGTTTAATTACTTATTCTCATGAATGGAAAATTAGATCCAGAAGAAAGAATCTTGGATGATGTCTTACCAGAACTACCGAAATGGTTTGCTCAAACTTCTGACACACCATATGATAGACATCACTACCGATTTGTGTATTCAGACGGTCAAAGTAAAATCTTTGAGGGTTATGAACGAGCACAAGAAGAATGGTTTAATCTTCCAACAGTATTCAAATCTCATATAGAAGTTTTGGATATTAAAAACAAAAAACAAAAAAATCTAAAAGGAGGGTTTAAATAGTGACAACATCAACATTATCACAGCAACAAGGGAGGGGATGGTTTGATGTCCTGGATGACTGGCTTAAACGGGATCGCTTTGTCTTTGTGGGTTGGTCTGGACTCTTACTTCTTCCCACTGCTTATCTTGCCATTGGCGGTTGGCTTACTGGCACATCTTTTGTTACGAGTTGGTACACCCATGGTCTTGCTTCTTCCTATCTTGAGGGTGCTAACTTTCTTACGGCAGCTGTCTCGACGCCTGCTGACGCTATGGGTCATTCTCTTTTGCTACTTTGGGGTCCTGAGTCTCAAGGGGACTTTCAACGCTGGTGCCAACTTGGGGGACTCTGGAATTTTGTGGCACTCCACGGAGCCTTTGCTCTCATTGGTTTCATGCTTCGACAGTTTGAACTTGCTCGCCTGATTGGTATCCGTCCTTACAATGCTATTGCGTTCTCTGGTCCTATTGCTGTTTTTGTCAGTGTATTCCTTATCTATCCACTGGGTCAGTCTTCATGGTTCTTTGCACCTAGTTTCGGGGTAGCAGCAATCTTTAGATTCCTGTTGTTCCTTCAGGGTTTCCACAACTGGACGCTCAACCCCTTCCATATGATGGGAGTTGCTGGTATACTAGGAGGAGCACTGCTCAGTGCTATCCATGGTGTCACCGT